GAGCACATGCTTGCTCTACACTAAGTGTCTTACCATTACCAGAGAGTCCAGTAATGAATGTAGGATAGAACATATTGGAATTGATGATCTTCTTAACATCACTGAAGTTACCGAATGGTACATAGTTCGGATCCTTATCAGGTACGAGATTCTCTTCTACAGCAGGTGCTGCTGGTAGTCCTTCATAGACTCTTTCTAACTTCTCAGCAACTGTTAAATTCCACTTACCTCTTTGTATCTTCTGGAACTGTGGAAGTTTATTAATTCTTTTAGTAACGCTTTGAACTTGTACACCAAACTTGGTAGCAAAGTTCTTGACTTCATCACTGGTTACAACTTCTCCATTAGAGGAAAGAAAGGAGACTAGATCTTCATCTGTAAATTTCGCTTGGAATGGCATTGGTCAATTTGTTCTGTATGTTTATAGTATAGGATAATATGATAGGAATGGGGAAGATAGTGTACACTTCCCCAACTGTCATGCTACGTGTGCTACGAATGAATTAAGTAGCTTCTTATTGGTGGACTTACTCTTAAGCATCTTCTTGAATGCTTTTGTAATCTGTCCTTTAGTTGCATCCTCAGCAACTTCAAATTCAGCATCACTATCTAAGTCTTTATTTGATAAGGCATATAAAGCAGTGTATCCTTTTGGTTCAGGTATAATTGCAGACTTCTCTTTCTTCCACTGTTTCTGAACATCCTCGTAATGTTCATATGTAGCATACCTTCCAACATAGTTAGCAAGATCTCTACCATTAAGAAGACGGATACCGATAACATTTACACCTGGATTTCTATCACGAACCTGTTCTATTAAAGTAACTGTTGCTTGAGTGTATCCACTAAACTCATTATAAACTCTTCCAGTACTACGGTCACGTAAGCATACACCATAGTCTATACCATATGGACGAAGAACTTCTTCACCTCTATGCTCATAAAATGTTTGCTTACCGTATGAAGAACCACATGCTTCACCATCACTAAGTACACATACATTTACTTTCTGAAGATCATTCTCTTTCTTAAACTTAGGAAGAATGTAATTCAACATTACAATTGATTCATTCAATGGAGTACCAGAAAGATTTAATCCTGGTGTGTAACGATATCTTGTACTGTGTGCAATACTATAAGACTCTCTCCATAGATTCTTACACATACGCTCATAGTTCTTAGCATTTGAACGTGATGAGATGAAGTTCAATAATGTGAACTGTCTAGGATTAATATAGAACTTATCTCTTTCTAATCCTTCATGACTTTGATAATCATAACTATAGAATAATTCTTGATAATCTTCTTTATCATTATTCATTGCACGTTCTGCAACCTCCCACTCATTAGTGAAAGCATATACTTCAAATGGTATTTGAACTTTCTTACAGAATGCAGTCAAGTTAAGTAACTGTTTTACTGTACCAAAGATCTCATTTTGCATAGATCCAGACCAATCAAGAATGAAGATTAGTCCGTGGTTCTTCCCATCAGGAACAACATTGATTCTCTTAAATAAGTCTTCGTTGAATTTATAAGTATGAAGCTTCGCTGTATCGAGAATCCCAGTACGAGCAGAACCAGTACGAGCATAAGCGTCAGCTGATTTCCTACATTCAAATTCTTTAACCAAGTAGTTAACTTCTTTCTGAGATTGTTTACGAAATTCACGATACTCCTGATCGACTTGATCATATGTTATTCCCCAATAATATCTTTCTGTTTCATCTGATTTATCAAATGCACTTTGATCTACATTCTGATCTATCCATGAATGAACTTTCTCCCAGTCAGCAATGTATCTATCTAATCCACAAGGTAACTTCTCAGGAATCTCAATGTATGATATTGGTCTACCTAGAGCAGGAGAATTTAACTGTGAAGAAGACTCATCAAATGAACTTTGTGTTTTAGATTTTTCTATGTCACTATGCTCACCACCAGCATTACCACTGATAGGTTTATCCAATTCCTCAAGTAACTCTTCATCTGTCATATCATCAACTGCTTTCTTACTACCTTGACCTGACTGACTAACTTCAAATTCCTCATCACTATCTTCATTATTACCATCTTCTGCTCCACCTTGTTCTGCACCTTTAAGAGATTCTACTTCTTCTCTATTAAGTTCATCTTGTTGTGCTTTAACGTAATCGTATATGTCTTGAGAAAGAGTACATACTTCATCAAAAGTTTCTGTAGTTTCTGAACGTGTTACAAATACTTTCTCTTCATCTGAAAAAGGGATCATTGCACTGGCACCAACCTTATAGTTAAGATTGATACGGTCAATCAATTGAAGATCATCATAATCTATGCTACTAACTCCAAAGAAATCATTAGCATTTAGTTCACCATAACCAAGATAAAAACTCTTTGTCAAACCAGGATACTTACGCTTCATCAATTTCTCGATGCGTACATCCTCTATTACATTAATATAATCTTTAGGGCATTCTGTTGGTGGGTCAATGTTAGGAGTGTATAGTGCATGTCCTACTTCATGACCAACAAGCATATCATATACAACGCTGCTTGCCCTATCCCAGTTAGGTAGGGTCAGTACTCTACGCTCAACATCAAACGATGCTGTATCTACAGTACGATGCTCAACTACTAGGTTCTCTGTCGCTAATAGTCTTGCTAAGTTTCCTTTGATTTCCTGCTGTGACATGCTTGACTTTGTTTGATATACACATGATAACAGAAAAATACCCTAGCCAACCAGTGAGTGTGTCACTTCGTGAACTGTCTCACTAATGGTAGAATAGTTCTTAACTTTCTCAGCAGTGATAGTCCTGTCAAATTTATCACTAAGTAATTCCTTATGACTGATCACATATACATTTGTGCTATCATCGAAATTACGTAAGATCCAACCAAGATCAGAAGCACCAGACTGGTCAAGCGATCCGTCAAATATTTCATCTAAGATAAGAAGGTTAGTGTCCACGCTATTTTTAAGTTTAGCAACAGAACGCCAAGTAAGCAACAGAGCAATATCAATTCGTGCCTTTTCTCCCTCCGAGAAACTGTCATATGAAAATACATCCCTATACCTACTCTTAATTATTTCTTCAAAGTTCTCATCAAGAGTAAAATTGCAATAAAAGTCCATGGACTGAAGATACTTATTGATCAACTGGTTCATAGCAGGAAGGTATGTCTTGATGATCCTAGTCTTAATACCATTATCTTTTAGTAACTGACTAGCAACAAATAAAGTATCCTTATCTTTCTTACCAACAGATAGCTGCTGCTTCAATCCTTTCTTATCTTTTATAAGACCTTCCAACTTAATAAACTCTGCTTTCTTATCTGGATTAGTTCCTTCTAACTCTTTAATCTCGTTATCTATATCAGTGATTGATTTTCTTATGCTAGTAATCTGATAGTTCGCTTGACTAATAGAAGAGTTACGGTTAAGTACATCTTGTGATAGTTTTGTAAACTCATCTTCTCTTTCCTCTTCGTTTTTAATTGCAGATGCAAGATCATCCAATCCTGTATTCAAATTATTTAATTCATCCTCACCTTCTTTTATTTTACCTTCTCTAAATTCATCATTTAATTCTTGTGTACATGTAGGACATACATGATTGTCCTTAAAGAACCCATGCTCTTTCTCACATGCAGATAATTTAGTTTGTATTTTAGTAAGGAATTTATTTAACTTCTTAAGTTTAGTCTTAGAGTTTGATAACTCTTCCATCTTAGCAGACAACTCCTCTACTTCTTTGGTAAGTCTTTCAATCTCTATAGTATTCATTGTCTCATCTTCCATCAAGCATCCCTTCTTCTCACTCTTCTTATCAACTTCTTCTTTGTTTCTCTTCTCCATATCAAACATATACTTCTTCTGAAGTTCTATCTTCTCCTCTAGAAGATGTACCTGATAATCTAAATCTTTAATCTCTTCATTATTCTCTCTAACTTTATCCTTCAATCTCTGGTTCATAATAGAGAACACTTGAATGTCAAGTATATCCTCAATGATCTCTCTACGTTGAGGAATAGAAAGTTTCATGAAAGGAACAAAGGTACTTGATCCTAACACCACAATCTGTGTGAATGACTTGAAGTTCATCTTCAATACATTAAGTTCTAGATTCTTCTGCTGATCTACTGCTTTAGAATCTTCATCCCATTTCTCACCATTACAGTACACCTCAAACTTATTAGGTTTGATACCTCTATGGATTTTATATTCATTCTTACCAATACTAAACTCTATCTCGACTACAGTATCTTTCTCATTGATACTGTTGATCAACATACTCTTACTGATTTTTCTGAATGGTCTACCAAACAAAGAAAAGGTCAACGCATCTAAGATGGTTGACTTACCAGCACCATTAGTGCCAACAATTAAATTTGTTCTAGACCGCAGCAAATCAACTTCTGAAAATACATTCCCTGTTGATAGGAAATTCTTCCAGCGAACTTTTTTAAAAAGAATCATTTATCAGTGGCATCATCTATAGGTGGTACTAATAGGTCATCTGGAGATACGATGGTAAATAATTGTCCTCGCTCCTGACATGCACCTATTATAACATGGTCGTCAATCTCTAATACTTGCATGGGTGGATAGTCTGGATCATTGTCCAATTGATAGCAATACCTCTCAGCATCATCCTCAACTTGAAACAATGGAACGATCCTTTGCTTTGGTTTATTGTCTGACCACACAGAGAATACCCCTTCTGGTTGATCCTCTAGGGTGACAATAAACATTAAACTACCTCACAACTTTCAATATATAGGGATCTCATTAGTTTCTTAAGATCAGATTTATCTACTGCTATCTCTACCTCATCAATATATTCATTGAGTAATGTAAGAGTATCTTTAGTAGATACCTCAAGATCTTTTTTATCATCTTCACTAACAAGAGTCTCTACAATTTTAACATCGTAGACACCTGCATTATAAAGACGATCAACCAGTGTCTCAAACATCTGGTAGTTTTGCTTCTCTTCTACAATGATTTTTATAAATTTATCTTTGTAGAAAGACGTATCAAGTTTATTATAGTCATGTTCTATATCATTATAGAAAACCTTCTCAAAAATCTCAAATGGATTTTTAATAAACTTAAGCTTATCAGTTTCAGTATCATAGATATGGAATCCTCTTTGATCTTTATAATCATTCCAGAACATCTGGTATGGATTACCTAAGTACTGGATGTTTCCTTTCTTTGATCTGTGATGAAAATGACCAGACCATACTCGATCAAACCTTTTAAATTTAGATGGTTTGAATCCACCATGATCAAACTTCATACCAGGTGTTACTTCAAACCCATCAATTTCTAAATGGCCGCAACATATATCAGCATTACTAGTTTCTAAAAACTTATCTGATACCTCTGAATTAGCATGATTAATCCATGGCAATAGTAGAAAATTCTTACTACCAAATGAACACTCATAAGGTTCACTGAATATTCTAATATTGTCATACTGTTCTAACAATAACTCAGGGGAATTAATATGACTACTGTTTTTATAGTAAGTCGTATGATTCCCTAGAATCATGTATACATCATACTTTCTAAGTCTGTCAAAATAATGCTCCTTAATGCGAGCAAAAGTATTAAAGTCCAAAGACTTTCTATTATCAAATGTGTCACCCAAATCAAGGACAGTGGTGATACCCTCTCGTTCAAGAGTTGGGAAAAATATTTCATCGTAAAATTTATGCCAGAAGTTCCAGAACGGAAGAGATCCCTTACGTCCATCCAAATGTTGATCGGTAATGACTGCTATCTTCATACTAACTGATCTAGTGTATACAAACTAATCAATTCCAATTCATTGTCTAAGAAAGTAAAAGGATCATGCTCCTTCCTATCAATGATAGTAATTACTTCCTTAACATAGTAACCAGCATCTCTTAATTTATTCACTGCCAGTATAGCAGATCCTCCTGTAGTAATCACATCCTCTAGGACAGTTATTTTAGTGTCCACTGGATGCTGTGGTCCTTCTATCCATGCAGAAGTCCCATGTCCTTTAGGTTCCTTACGTACTATCATAGCATCAAGTCCACCAAGAACTGCACAACCACATACTAATGGATCTGCACCAAGAGTCAACCCTCCCACTACCTTAGTATTGATAACCTTAAGAAGAGCCGCTGAAGTTAATTGCAATCCTTCACCTGATAAGATAACTGGTTTACAATTAACATAGTGTTCACTGGTCTTACCAGATGACAACTTAAACTCCCCTTTACGATATGCTTTCTCTTTTAATAAAGTTAAAAGTTTATCCATGTTGTATCAATACTATATACTGCTTTTTGGTCGGGATATAATTCCCTCATTTTTCTAACAACTGCTAATTGTATTTCAAGAAGTCTCATAAGGTTTTATAATAATACGATTGTTTTCATAATCTGCTTTAAATTCTAACTGAACATCATGTTCCCACATCAACTCCTCATATAAGGCATTGAGTCTATCCATGTCTTCGTAAAGATCATTGATATGGTATGGATCTTCTTCTCGATCTTTCATCGGTTCATTTTAGTTTCAATGTTTTCTTTGATACTACCCATGTCTGAGTGTGATGCATTCATCCCTGTCATATTACCAGAGTGTCTATCAGTATGCATGACTTCATCAAAACCTGATTTCTCTAAGATTTTATTTTTAATTTCTAGTTGCTTTTTCTCTTTCTGAATACGTCTCAAGAAAGCATAGTATATTATTTGTGTAAAATAAGCAAATGGATTCTTTGACTTCTCAGGATCAAAATTTAAAATATATTGTATACAATTCTCAACTCCATCAGAGATCATATCATCTCTGAACATATAGTTTACAAAATTTGGTTTGTATGATAAGTGTGTAGCGATCTTTGAAAAACAACCACCCAAGTATTCATAACATCTTTTAAATTGTACCGAAGTCCTACGATCCCTATGAAATCTAAAGTATCTAATAGAATCTATATGAGTCTCATGACCTAAGTTTTTTCCTTCCAGAAAATAGTCTCGCAACTGGATAACGTTTGCAAGAAACTCCTTGTTATTAACGTAGTACTCGGTTTTTTTTCTTGCCATTATTGCAGGTGCCATGTGTGAATTTAAACCTATACAAAGTATAGCACCCAGAACTGATTTTGTAAAGGGGGCTTGACACGTAGCCACAAACGCAGTAGACTAACTCTGTTAAGGGTTGAAGGGAAGAACTAGCTTAGCTTTTTTTATAGATATCTTCTAAGTTCTTTTTGGTTTCCTTTATGGAACCTAAGTAACCTGAAGATCTAGAAAGTTTCTGACCACCCTTTGCTCCCTTACCAGCAGATATACGTTGTAAGGTTTGTTTATAAAAATTCTTTATAGTATCATCTGTTTCAGTTACTGTAAGAATATGATTTCTATTAACGATATACATATCATCAAAAGAAGCAGCAACCCATTCTTTGAGGGAGAACCCTGCAATTTCTAAGTTACCTTTTCTAGTACGAGCAGTTTCTACTTGTAATGGGCTTTGTAAAAGAACCTTATCCTCATCAGGAAGATAACATACAGTAGATATTATTTCTTCAGATGATATAAGCTTAAGAGTTCCAATGAACTCTTCTTCAGCTATACTAAGATCTTTGTTATCCATTTCTTAAACTAATTCGTACAACCTCATATTTAAAATTCTCATCATTATAGATATTAACTCTTTCATTGAGATGTTTGAGAGTATAATTCTGACCCCCGATATCATCAGCGATATCATATAATGTTGCCATATCTTTTCCTTCTCCTTTTCTTAATACTCTACCTATTGACTGAAGATTTCGTATTCTGGACTTGGACGGCGACGCGAAGACGATGTTATGTAATCGCTTAATATTAAT